ATGTCTAGTTATCAAATCATTAAACAAGATGATGGGCGTTTTGCATTATATCAAGACGAAGTTTTGATTAATACATACACGCGCAAAGATTCAGCCGTCCGCCGAATGAAAAAACTTCAATCGGTGGGCGTTGTTGCGTCTGAACAGCAAGATTTACTTGATTTTCGCGTTTATGCTGATGGCACGGTTCAAGATGCTGATGATAAAACATATTCTTTCATGTCGGATGATTTTTCTGTGATTAAAGCTGAATCTGAAAAGTCAGCCTTTGAGATTTGGGTAGCTCGTGAAAAATTTGCTTACAGTAATAAACAGAGCGAAGCGACAGCACACGCGCTGACACAGTGCGCCAGCGCGGGGGGTGGCGCGAAGCCCCCCCTAGGCTAATAGGGGGGGACTTCATAAACCAAAATCCTTAAGTAGGGATTTAAAACCATTTAAAAACAAAGTTGAACTCTTAAAAAGGGGCTTTATGAGTTTAGATTTTCAAATCCAAAAATTTAACTATGTTTTATCAGTTAATGGCAAATTGTTAGAAGTGCCGTTGAGACGTGGTCGGGCTGATTCTGCTTTCATTGATTACCTAACTTTCACGGTTTCAAAAAGTACGTTTAGAGATAGATTGGCTGCATCAAATGTTGTCTTTATGACTGAACCTGATGATGAAGTTTACATTCATTATATTAGTGAAGTTTTACAAGAAATTTTCGGTTTTGGGATTGGCGAAAAGAAGCAAGGTAAAGGTAAATTCTTTTACAACGCCTATTATCAGCTCGGTTCGTCTGAAGTCAATTACGGAACTGTTCATATTGGTGGACAGCGTGGAACAGTTTTAATTGATTTGTCGGGTGTGGGTTGTCAGGCTGCCTTAGATGGTTGGGAGCAACGGCTTTATCAATTTGCCTTGACGGCTGAAAGATTTCAAATTTCGCGTTTAGATGCTGCGATTGATTTTTTTCAAGGCGAATTTAATACGCTGAAAGCATTGAGCTATTATAAAAAAGGTTTATTTGACGTTCGCGGAATGCGCCCAAAATACAAACTTGAAGGTACGGATTGGTTTAACAATGACGGAACAGGCAAAACACTTTACATCGGTCGTCGTGGCTCGTCTAAATTTTGTAGGGTGTACGAAAAAGGCAAACAGCTTGGCGATGTAAATAGCGATTGGGTACGTTTTGAAATAGAGTTTCGCAAGAATGATTGTCAAATTCCAATCGATATGCTGATTAATACAGGTCAATACCTTGCAGGTGCTTACAAGGTAGGCGAAAAATTCATGAATGCAGTTTCAAAACGGATTGAATCGACTAATTTAAAAGCTGAAACCACGTTAAATCAAAAGATTTTTCATGGTAGAAATCAAGTTGGAAAATTAGTTCGCTACTTGTTTGATTTGGGCTGGGATTATGAACGAATTGTTAAATCTTTAATTGCTGAAGCTGGAAAGTATCCGAGCGGTTTAAAACCTTTGGAATATGACTGTACTGCTAAGCAAGTTACTTATCAGCATCATGGATTGATTGAAGAGAAAGCAGGTTGCTCTCAGCAAAGTGAAATGGATTGGTTATGCGAAAAAATTCAACAAACTCGGCTTAGTAGCTCTGCTCTGCAAGAATTTAACGAAGAAGTTGAACAATGGCAATTTCAGTATAACCAGTCTAAATCTGATAACCCAATAATAAGCAGAGTTGCTGAAATAGAAGCTCGGCAGCTCATTGATAAATTATTTTCTAAATATGCGAAATATTTAGCATGAAAGGTAAAAAATGTTGAATTTTAAAGAACAAGCTAACCAATTAAATTATGAAAAAGTAATTGTAATGGGCGTTGTTCCATTTAAAAACGTGATTGATGGAAATCAAATTGATGTCTGCAATGTATTTATTGTTGCGCCGTTTGATGAATCAAAAGGGGCTATTGGTTTTGGTGTTGCCAAAGTTAAATTTGGCGAATCCTTAAATGCTATGCGTTTTAGAGGTATTGATTTTCCTGCCAATATTGAAGTTGCATTTCAGCAAACGACCAATTCGAGCGGCAAAGCGCAGCGCATTATTAAAGATATTCGCATTCCCAAACCTTTAAATTTAAAGGAGTAATGTATGAATTCTAAAGATTTCAAAGAGTGTTTTGTTGTTCAAGACCTTGAGACTTTTGAGTTTTTATGTTCTGACGGTTTAGGTGGTATTGAGCAAATGCCTTATTTGTCGATGGCTGGAAAATATGACAATTATGACTCTGCTTTTGAAGCAGGGGTTGATGAAATTGGTGGTGTTTTTAGTGTTTTTAAATTTTATGAATCCGTAAATAAGGAATAAATGGAATTTGACGCGTTGGGCAGCTTTGTCAAAAAACTAGCGAAGCAGCCTAATTTTAAATTATATTGGATTGATTGAATTATGTATTCTGCATATATATACGATTATTATGATTATCCTATTATAAAAAAATTTGATACTCGTGAAGATTTTGATTCATGGTATCAAGAAAATAAAGATTCTTTAATTTCAAATCCTGTTGTTCATTATGAAAATGAAGATGGTGATTTGATGATAATGGAAAAAGGATATGATAGTGATGATTGGGAATATTTTCATACTATTGATGGTTTAGCTGTTTCTGATGAAGATTATTTTGAATATAAATCATATGATGAATCAGATGAATCAGATGAATTTTTAAACGATACACTCGGATTTAATGAAGATTATGAATTAAATGAATTAGATGATGAAATTCATTTTTAAAATTTATTTTTGGTGCGTTGGGTAGCCGTACCAAATGCCCCTTGTTAGCTGCCCATTTCTTTTTAATTTTTTAAACTTTGGAGAATTAAATCATGAAAATCATGAATTCTGTTAAGAAATACGCTACACGCGTAAATGCTGTAAAAACTGCTGCTGCTACTGGCTTGATGGCTTTAGCTGTTGGTGCAAATGCTGCTGTTCCTGCTGAAGTTACAAGTGCTTTGACGGATGCAAAAGCAGATGCGTTATCTGTTGGCGGTATTGTTTTGGGCATTATTGTTTCAATTTTTGCCTTAATGCTTATTCGCCGTGTTTTAAAATAATCGCGTTTTAAACGGTGGCTGCTATTAATAATTAATTTGTTGATAGTAGCCACTTTTTTTAAAGGTTGAATAAATCATGATTATAGAAATTTTAAAAGAAACATTTACAACTGTTTTATCTGATTTAGGTGTGGTGGGTTGGGGTGTAATTGGTATTTATGTGATTATTTTTGGTTTATCAATCATGAGTTTGGTTATTGATTATAAAGATAAATCTGAACATGCTGATTTACTGGAAAAACGCCAAGAAGTTCGGGCAAGAATTGATGAAATTAATTTAAGGCTGGCTGAAATTCGTTTAGCTCGTAGTGAAGAAGAAGAGAAATTGAGATTAGAAGCTGCTGAAGCTCGTGAAAAACAGAAAGCATTTTATGATGATTTAAATGATATTGCTGATGAATTAGATGATGATGAAGATGAATTTGATTTTGAAGAAAGACAACAAATTATTGCAGAAATGGAAGCTGAAGAAGCAGCAATTCAACAAGAGTTGCAAGAAGCTGAAAATGAAAAACTAGATGATGAAAGTAAAGAATCATGGGTTATCAAGTAGGAAATACTTGTTATGCGAATAGAGCTGAAGCTGAAAATGCTTATTTCTCTCAAGTCGTGCCTGTAATTTTGGCAGATGGTCAATTAAGTCAAATTGGATTTGATGGCAAGAATTGGGTTTATCAAGGTAAAGAAATTCATGCTTATTTGCCTGAATGCAGCATTGAGAAGAATTTTAAAGACGGTGCATTAATTGGCTTTTTTGTCATGTCAATTTTTATAGGTTTATGGGCGGTTAATTTAATTATTAAAATGATTCAAAAGGTTTGGTAATGCAAGATTTTTACTTTTACTTGGGATTTGGATTAGTTGTATTAATTTCATATGTGATGTTTATGAAAGATTAGAGATGAGAAAAATTTTATTCTTGTTATTTACTTTCCTAGCTTTTATTTCAGGCAGCTTGAAAGCTGAAAATTATATCCAGTTTACGGGTGGAAATTATGCTTTTGCTGAGAACGGTAAATTAACTTTTAACCTTGAGCCGAGTTTATTTGAAAATAGAGCGTGGAAATATAATGAAGCATCAAAAAGCCTTAATGCTGAATTTGTAACCAGTAAAATTACATTAAAAACAAGACATGCCAGTAAATTCAATGTGCAAAATACAACTTATATTGCGTTAACAGAAAAACAGAAAAATGAAAAGTATCTTGTTCGCCCAATTTTTCATAATAATGGTCAATTTAATAATCAAAAAACATTTTGGCCCGCTGTTGGTATTTTTGTTAGGGTAGCTGGGTCAATTGCTGTTGATTTAATTCCGCCTGCCGTTACGAGATGTTTGACAAATTCTCTTTGTGCTTCTTCTGTTGCTACTGCATTAATTAATTTTTGTGGATTCAATTATTTTATTTCTTCTGCACCGTCTTATTTTCAATTGCCTTTTGGTGTTTGTTCAAGGCTAGCTGAAGAGGGTTATGAACGAGATGCAAACGGAAATTTTGTTAAACAAGTAAAATATGTTGTTAAGTACCCTAAATCTCCTGGAAGTATTGAATTTACTGATAAGGGTTTTTCAACATTTGAAGCTGCTGCTGAATTTGCTTATCAAATGTCAAAAAAGAAAGAAGAATATGAAAATAGAAATGAACCGTGTGTTAAAGATGTTTTTGTAGTTAATGAAAATTTAGCTTATTCAGGTTGCAAATTTACTAAAATGATGGTCGCTAAATATAGAGATGTTAAGCCTGAAAATTTAACAATGATAGATTTAGAAAATATAGTAATTCAAGATATTAAAGAAAATCCTACGCCTTATGTAAATTCTAAGTCTTCACTGGGTAAAGAGTTGAGAAATGCTATTAAAGCTACAAAAGCTGAAGCTGCCTTAAATGCGGTTAAAGATGATTCTAAACCTGCTGACATTACTTTAAATCCTGATAATGGAAAAGGATTATTTACCGCTATTAGCGATCCGTATCGTGATGAAAATGGAAACACGATGCAAGATACGGTAACTTTATCTACACCTGCAACTAATTCATCTATTGCAACGCCATCTGGTACTTTAGGGCAAGCAAGTTCGGGTGGCTCGGGCGTATCTCAAATTAAAATAATGTATCTGTTATTTCAAAACCACGTCCTGATAAGGCTGCTGAAGCTGGGGCTGGTGAAAATAATAGTAAAGATGGTAAAGGCAGTTCTGCTGCTGGTATTGGTGGTAATGGTACAGGTTCTTCTTCAGGCGAAGGGGATGGCGATAAGGCAGAAGCTGGTAAAAATGTTTGTGAAACAAATCCTGAATCATTAGCTTGTATGAAAGCTGGCGGTGTTGAAGAATCTGCTGGCAATCCTTTTTCAGATGTTCTAAAAAAAGAACAGCAAGACGGTACAAAATTTGAAGTCAAAAATATTCTACCTACTCATGGAACTTGTCCATCTCCAAAACAATTTAATGTAATGGGTCGTACTTATGAAATTTCTTATTACTGGATTTGTGAATTTGCCTTGAGTATTAGGGGACTGATTATTGCATTAGCTGCTGTTGCCGCTGGTTTTATTATTTTTAGTGCTAGAAAGGATTAAAAAATGGGTCGTCTTTTATTACCGCTTCTACAAAAATTATTAGTTTGGGTTGGCTCAAAAATAATGGTCGCGCTTGGCTTAGGTTTCATTACATATAAAGGTTTTGAAACTGCATTTGATATGATAACTAATTATGTAGTATCAAACTTTAATAGTATACCATCCGATGCTTTTAATTTATTAATGATGGCTGGTACAGGGCAAGCTTTAGGTATTGTTTTAGGAGCGTTCATGTTTAATGCAACTATGTCCTCTGTATCCAAATTCACAGTAGGGCTGAAATCTTAAGGCTTTCATCATCAGGACGTGGGAGCTGAAGTGATGGGGTCTTAAAACTATATGGCTCAATGCCATATAGTTTTAATGAATAGCTAATGAAACGATTTGCGCGTTTTTAATCATCAGTCCGTTATCGCATCGTTCAGGGGTATGCGTAGTGCAACAGATTTGCAAAAACGGTCAAGGTCGCGCAGCGTTCATTTTAACCTTGACCGTTTTTGCAAATCTGTTAAACGTCAGCATATAACCTGAATGGTTCGATAACAGACTGATGATAATGCGCAAATTGTGAAATGGGTCATAAAGATTATTTTATTTATAACGGTTTTTTACAAGGGGAAAAAATGATTATTTTACAAACTGGCGTTCCTGGTTCGGGGAAAACATCAAATATTATTTCTATTTTAATGTCAGATCAAAGCTATACACATTTTACCGATAAAGATGGCGTAAAAAAACAACGTCCTTTATTTGTAAATGGTATCAATGATTTAAAAATACAACATCAAGAATTACTGGATGAACAAATTAAAAACCAGCCATTACAAGATTTTTTGCCTTATGGTTCACTCGTTATTATTGATGAAGCGCAAAGATTGATGGGTACCCGTTCTGCTGCTTCAAAAGTGCCTGATTATATTGAAGCATTGGCAACACATCGACATCATGGTTTAGATATTGTGCTGATTACCCAACACCCAAGTTTTTTAGACCCATTTGTCAGAAAATTAGTTCAACGGCACATGCATATATCTATTAAAGCCGTTGGTAGAAAACTCTATGAATGGAATGAGTGTGTAGATCAACCTGATAGCAAAACCAATATTGACCGTGCCATTGAACGACAATTCAGCGTGCCTAAAAAAGCGTTTGATATGTACAAAAGTGCAGAAGTTCATACTAAGGTTAATCGTCGAATTCCAAAAAGCCTGATATTTTTAATTTTGTTTCTGCCTGCTCTGGTTTATTTTAGTTATTCAACCTATTCTAAAATGCATGATAAATATTCTAATGATGAACAGACAGCACAAGAAATGCCTGCGGAGGATACAGTTCCAAATCATCAAATTGATTCTTCTAATGATAATAATCAAGCAGTAAAATCGCTTGAGCCTTATATATTAGAGCCTCTGCTGTGGGGGCTGTAAATCTAACAAGTATCTTTTGCTTTTAAGCAATTATTTGATTTAAGGCTGATTGAAGCCCCTACTTTATTTTTTAAAGTGTGGGGCTTTAATTATGTCTAGTTTACAAAACATGAATTATGAAATTGTAAAAACTGAACAAGGCAAATTTGCATTATATGTTAATGGCGAATTTGTAAAGGATTATACACGCAAATCTAGTGCGATTCGTGGATATGAGCGTTTGATTGCTTCTTTAGGTTTTGTGGAAAGTGGCTGCGCCGATGCGCAGACAGACAGCGCGTGCGCAGCAGGCTGCGGAGCGGTGCAGCCACCCCCCACTAGTAACACGGGGGGACAAAATTTTAAGCCTGTGAAACAAGGGGGGGTAAGTCATATTTCAGAAATACAAAATCATTATGTAATGGTTAATGGCGAAATTAAAGCCGTTCCTTTACGTAAAGGTGTGGGTATGTCTGCACATATAGATACCATCACTATTACTTTTTCAAAATATTCTCTTTTAACTTTAGAACAAAGTGTTCAATGTGAAAGTGAAGATGCTGAAGATGAGCTTGTTTTAGCCAATGCTGAAACCATGCTTTTTGAAATTTTTGGTTTTTATTTTTCAAGTCGTGGAAACGGTCGTAATGGTTACCCTAAAACAGCCAATATGGGTTTGAAGTCTGATGAACGCATTAAATACGGATTTTTTGGTTGGGGTAATGGAGATAAACAAGGTGGGACTGTTTGTATTTATGTTTCGGGTGTTGGTTTAACGGCAGCTTTGGACGGATGGGAAAATCGTCTTTATGACTGGATAAAGGATTATGCGCCATCATGCAAAATAACGCGAATTGATTTAGCACATGATTTTTTAAAAGGCGAATATACGCCATTACAAGCCTATTCTGATTGGGCTGCTGGTAAATTTAAATCAGGAAATACACAGCCTAACGCTGAAATGGCTGGAGTGGGCTGGCTGAATGCGCCTGACGGTGGGCGGACTTTGTATATTGGAAGTCGTAAAAATGGTTCTCGCGTGGTTCGCGTTTATGAAAAGGGCATTGAGCAGGGAGACAGGAGTAGCTCTTGGGTTCGTTTTGAACTGCAAATGCGAAACCGCGATATTGTGCTTGAGCATGACATTTTGTTAAATCCTGGTGAATACTTAACAGGGGCGTACCCAATTTGTGAAGAGTTGTTTAGCCAGTATTCTGAAGATTTAAAAAAGCCTGATCGAATCCAAAAAATGAAAGAAATCAGTGTTGAGCATATGCTTCATCACGCGTCAATTCAAGTTAGCCCAACGATTAAAACATTAAAGTTTATGGGTTTTGAAGAACAAGAGATTGTTCAACTTCTTGAAAACGTAGGGGCAAAAATGAATAAACGATTGCACCCTAACGCATTTGATGCTGGTTATCCATTTGTTGAATTTATAAAAGAAAACAAGAGAAAACCATCCGATATTGATTTAAGAAATTATATTTTTGAAAAAAAGCTAGTTGAATCAGAAATTCAACAAGAACAAAAGCCTAAAGTGAATACCGAAGAATTGAAGCAATTTCGTAACAATTTGAAATCGGATTTATTTTTAAGGGCAGTATTTGGAAAAGGTTTTACAAGAGAGCTACAAGAGTCGATGACTTATGATGAATATTTGCATCTTCGTTACGGACAATATAAGCAACAAAATTTAAACCCTAAACATAAGGAAACATCATGAAAACATTACTTCGTAAAATCAAATGGAACAAAGGAAAAACGGAAAACGGTCAAGAATACGACTATACACGCCTTTATATCGAGGTTCCAGTTTATGAACATCAGGAAAAAGAGTTTGGTGTTGATGTAGTTGAGTTGGAATTTGGCAAATCTGAGCAGCATAGTGAATTAATTAATTTGCGTGGCAAATTGCCTTGTTTAGTTGAAGTTGAATTTTCACCAGTGAAAAAAGGCAATAATACTGTTAACTTAGTAACGAAGCTGCAAGTATTACAGAATGAAAAGCAGAAAACAGCGCAGTCTTAAAGCCTGAAAGATTTTTTATTTTGACGTGTTGGGCTGCCACGTCAAAAACCCCACGAAGCAGCCTATTTTTTAATAATTTTTGGAGATTTAATCATGAAAATGATGAATAAATTAAAAAAATACACCCCACGTATCAACGCCGTAAAAGTTGCTACTGGTACTGGTTTAATGTCTTTGGCGATTTCTGCAAATGCAGCTTTGCCTGATGATGTTAAAAATGCCATTTCTGCTGCGAAAGCTGACGGTTTAGAAGCTGGTTGGTTGGTTGTTAGCGTGATTGCTGCGTTGTTTGTGATGTCTATCGTGAAACGCTTGTTGCGTTAATAGTTAGGTGTTGTGAAATGGGTTACCAAGTTGGAAATACATGTTATGCAACCAAACAAGATGCCGATAATGTGTATTTTAGCTTGGTTGCCCCTGTTATCATTTCTCAAAAAACAAATACTGTTGCAACTTATCCGCCTGTTAAATTTTTGAAAAGGTTGCCGCCAAAGCAACCTTTACAAAATGGTGGAGTTGAGTTAATCAGACCCGAATATATTAAAGGGCAATGGTTTTTGCAAGGTAAGGTAATTAATATTAATTACCCTAGCTGTGATGCTAGTAAAAATTTTAAAGATGGTTATGAGTTGGGTTGGGCTATTTTTGGTGTGATGGCGGCGTGTTATTTTGTCATTATTATTAAAAGGTTGTTGAGATGA